AAACTCCTGATAATCCATAACTACGCTCCTGTTTTTAATGTCCGGCGATCATGCCACAGCTTGCGCTGGTTCGCATGACCGTTCGTCGGAATCCCCACACCCGTTTAACCTCGGCGAAAAGCCTCCACTTGCTCCCGCGCATCTTCAAAGCCCTTGCAGACCATCACAGTATGGCCGGACTCGCGCAGGTACTGATGCCAGTCTTTTTGCACTGCCGAGACGCTTCCGCCTGTGCGGCGCTTCATCTCGATCCACAAGCACCAGGCCGGGACGAACAGATCAGGGACGCCTGCGCTTACTCCCTCAGCCTTGAGTCTTCCAGCTTCGCGCACGCCACGATGCCCGCCGTTGGGTATGGCAAATATACGCACGCCAGGATATGCGCGGCGAAACCATGCTACGGTTTCGACCTGCTCCAGGTGCTCGCTGGGTACGGCGTCCGTCAAAACGGTATCTCGTAAAGCCACTCCGGGCATGCGTCCTCGGTTCTTGCGAACTCTTCTGGCGGTTCCTGCTGGTGCTTTTGGCATATACCCTCATTGTCGTAGTGTTCACAGGTATGGCAGAACTTTGGCGGGCCTTTCCGCCAAAGGGCTAATATGTCCGGCTCTTTATGTCTAGGCATTCCACTCCCTCCTCAAAACTCGATAAAACTTGCCGTCCTTCATGTATTCCAAGAGGCTCGGCGGGTTGGCGGCGTTCAGCGCTTCGCACAGGTCGCCAAGGTCGTTATCTGTCATCTCTGCGCCGCAGCCATTGGCGATTGTCGCCAGGGTAGCCAGCGCACGTTGTCCGGCGTAGCCTTCGTGCAGAATAGGCAGGTATTCAGTAACCGGCGGGTCTGACAGCGCGCCGTAATAGCTGACCCGGATCATCTGCTTGCCGCTGGTGCGACTGGTGTGTGGCTGCCAGCGCCAGTCGGTAACGCGCATCTCGCTGCCTTCCTCGCCCATGATGTCGTCATTTGCCAGCCGCCAGCGCTTTTCATCCTCTTCGGTGATGAACTCGTGGCCACAATCAGGGTTCGGGCAGACCTTGGCTGACAGATGCACCACCTCGTCACAGCTTGGGCATACCTTGACCGGAGCCTCTCCAGTGCCTTTTTTCTTCGGTGGCTGCACCGCAGTAATGGGGCCATGACGTGCCACGTTCTCTGCAAAGTCGAGCACCAGGCAATGATCTGTATGCGACTTTGGCCGCAGTCCGCGCCCTGCCATCTGCACATATAGGGCTGGCGACATAGTGGGTCGCAGCATGACAACAACGTCAGTGTCTGGAGCGTCAAATCCTGTCGTCAATACGTTTGCGTTCGTGAGCGCGCGTATCTCCTTGGCCTTGAATGCAGCAATCATCTGCTCGCGCTCACGCTTTGGCGTGCCTCCGGTCAGGCACTCAGCCGTCACACCTTGGGCGCGTAACTCGTCCCGTATATGCTCGGCATGCGCTACGCCGGAGCAGAAAAGCAGCCAGCTCTGCCGGTCGCCAGCACGGCGGATGATCTCCTGCACAGCCTGCTGGTTGCCCATGTCAGTGTCGATGGCCTTTGCCAGCTCAGACTCGATAAACTCGCCGCCTCGCTTTTTGACACCGGACACGTCCAGCTTGGTGCTGGTCTGCTTTGAGCGAAGCGGGGCCAGGTAGTGCTTGAACAGCAGCTCCTCGATGCTGACCGGCTCGATAAGGTCTGTGAACAGGGCGTCATCTCCATCTGTCAGCATGCCCTGGCCTAGCCGGTACGGCGTCGCAGTAAGGCCGATAACGCGCAGACCTGGATTGATCTGCATAAGGTCGGCAAGCAGCGCACGGTAGCCGCCCTGCTGGTCATTGTTTATCAGGTGGCACTCGTCGATTATCACGATGTCCACCCATCCAAGCATATCGGCCTTGGTTCGCACCGACTGAATACCGGCAAAGGTTATCGGCTCGCCAGCGTCACGGCGACGCAGGCTGGCGCTATATATCCCGAGCGGGGCATTTGGCCAGACCGCTCGCATCTTTTCGGCGTTCTGCTGGATCAGCTCTTTGACGTGGGTCAGCATCAGCACTCTGGTTTCAGGCCAATTCTGCAAGGCATCCCAGCAAAGCTCGGCAATTATCAGGCTTTTGCCAGCGCCAGTCGGTAGCACCGCGCAAGGGTTGCCGGTCTTGTGCTTGCCGAACCATGCGTATATCTGGTCAATGCTGCGTTGTTGGTAGTCGCGGAGTTTCATCAGAAATACTCTCCCATCGACATGGCTTCCGAGTCGCTGCATCCTAGTCCGTCTGACCAGTCTGAGCTGGGCCTCTTGCGGTTCTGAGATCGTAGCATCCGCAGATTATGCCGGTTGTACTCTATCTGACTTTTCATGCGCTGCATGGTCAGCATCTGACGGTCAGATACCCATCCCTGGCGCATAACCGATGTTGCAAACTTTCCGTAACCGTGCCCCGCAGCCCTTAGAAAGTCGATGATGTTCTGCTGCTCTTTCGTGATCATCCCACAACCCTCGCATCAAATTGCTTGCGTATCGCTTCCTGCATGGCTTCCGGCTTTGATACCGCCTCAAGGTTGGCGATGATCTCGCGGGTGGTATAGATACCATCACCCTCTGCCGGGTCGCCGTTGCGCACATGGTGGCCGTCAATCACCCATGCCGCCACGGTGTCCGTGCTGGCGCTTTCGTCCAGCTTCCATGTGACCATATCAGGGTGCATAACATGTGCCTCACACCCTGCATACTGCGCTTCGGTCGGTATAGTGGCCTGCCACTTTGCACAGCTACATGTGCCGTCCTGCTCGGCGGTGCTGTGTATGCAGGTGCGGCAGTTGACCTCGCGCACTGACTCGCCCTGGTGGCATACCTTGTACGCCGGGCAAAACTTGCACTGGAACCAGGATGGTGATGCGTTGACGCATGGCTCCGGCATGCGGTCGGCATTGGCTATACGGTGGCCGCGCTTGACGTATTCCTCGGCAGCTTCGCGCACCAGCCGCACGCGCTCGATATAAATGTCGTCGTCGTTTTTATTGACAGCAACATACAGCGCCCGGTCGATCTTCTTGCCGAGCATATACACCTGCATCTGTGCCCAATGCATAGGCTTGGCGGTGCTGACGCCTTTGGCGCAAAGGTCTTTGAATGACTTGTCCGAGTGGGTCTTGATCTCAAGAATGTGCGGCTTGTGCGGCGACTCCGGCACGCCTTCCTGAATAATGCCGTCAATGCTGCCGGACACATGATTGCCGAAGTCTACCCGCGCCTGACTGCTGCCGGTGTCGGTAATGTGTAGCCCGGCTGCACGAAGGTCAGCCACCACAGTGGCCTCCTCGTTATGGCCGCGCCGGAAGAGGCGCAGGATTCGACCACTGAATCTCTCAGGCACCGACCAGCGGAAGTTGAGCCATAGGTATCTGTCGCAGTGATGGCCTAGCTGGCTGCATCCCATGTGTGGGCGCGGGCGCTCTGGCCGTGACTCATGCGCCAGGTCAATCAGGCGCACCAGGTCGGGCTTTTGGGGTGGGGGGATTGCGGTCATTATTTGCTCCTCGAAATGCGGGCCATCCTTGGCCCTGTTATCATTTTACTTCTTTGCCCATGGCGGCGCAGCGCCAGGCTTTGACTGTGCAGCAGCAGGTGCCGCTCCTGGGGCTGGCATGCGGCTACCTTCTACCGCCTTCCAGCTCTTGATATCGTTGCTTGGCTCATAGCCCTCTTGCTGTCGAGTGACCAGCTTGATCTGGCACTGGCCACCAATCAGTTGGTCAGTGTCCTGCACGGTATCCAAGCCGATAGCTCGCATCAGGTCGCCAAGCTGCTGGCGTCCAATCTCCTCGGCCTTGGTGTTCGGGTTGCTGATGTTCAGGTTGCCGAACACCACGCGGCCCTGATGGGTGGGGCCGGTGATGTCGTAGCGAACCGATATATAGCTGCCGGTGCCTGCTTTGGTCTGCTTGATCTCTGCACTTGCCACGGTGGCGGTATACCAGCCGTCCGGCAGCGGTGAGAAGTCTCCAGTGTTGCCCTGGGGCAGGTCTTGCACGTTTGCTACAAATCCAAGGTTAGCCATGTTTTATTGCTCCTACGCTTCGCGCTCAATTGAAAAGCTGGGTCGTCCCGGCTTGGTTGTAATGGCCTGCTCAAGCGGGCCGGTGATGCTTGCGTCAGCGTCCTTCCATGCCTTCGCGTTAATGTCTGGCTTCCAGCGGAACAGGTCGCCAAGGTGCTGAGCCAGGCCATGCTCTGCGGCAATCTCTTGCAGCAGGTCTGCGTCAATGCTGCGGTTGAATCGCTGGGTGATCTTGACCTTGTAGCCGTCTGTATTAATGGTGGTGCTGCCCTCAGACTCCTTTATGGCGAGCGCAGCAATCAGCCCGTCCTCGATCTCGCGGCGACGCTCTACCGCTACCCGCTCGGCCTCTTTGGCTTCAAGCCACTGCTCGAAAAAGATCATGCTGCACCTCCAATCTTGCGGATGATCTCGCCCATGTCCGGCGCTTCCCATGCGTCCAGCTTGCCGGAGCGATCTTTTGCAGTCCAAAGGCCGTCAGGCTGGCACATGATGGCGCGCTGAGTGATGCCGTCAGCGTCCTTCTCGACACGCAAGGCCAGCACCAGGTCAAAGAAATATGGCAGGGACTGGCCTACCTTGGCGCCTGGCATGCTGGGGCTGTAAAGGATGCGCCCGCTTTCGTCCTGCGCCTTTTCCACCTTAGCGGTCATCAGGACATTCTTGCCAGGCAGGTCGCGGAAGGCACGGATGATGCTGGTCATCTGCACCGCCATCTCGCCATAGGCTGCCCGGCCATCCTTGTTGATGCTCTTTTCATGGATCAGCACCACCTCGCCAATCTCGCTGATGCTGTCCAGCACCACGGACTGGAAAGCCTCGCCATCCGGCCCGGCTACATACTGGAAAGCCTCCTGCAAGCTTTCCATGCTGTTGACCTCGATATAGGGAAGGCTTGCGCCCTGAATAGACAGCAGCCCGCCCTCGGCGCTGATGATGATAGGGTTAGGCATGGTTGCCGACAGCGTTGTTTTACCAGCGCCAGCTTGCCCGTAGACAAGGCACTTAATGCCGTTGGCGTGAACATCCGCCGTGTTCTTAATCTTGATAGCCATGTTGTGGTTCCTCGTTTACCCGGTCTGCGTTGTGCAGGTTGGGTGACGCTTTTAATACTAGCCGCGTTGATATAGTATGTAAAGCCTAGAAACCAAAAAAAGCCCAACGGAGGCAAAAAAATGATGACGCCGGAACAGATGGCACACCACCTTGAAGATGCGAACCTGGCCGCCGTTGCGCGGTCGTGCGGCCTGTCCTATGAGACTGTGCGGACTATCGCGCAGGGTAAGGCCGAGAACGTGCGCTATAGTAGTGTGCTGAAAGTAGTCCGCTATCTGGAGTCAAAAACCAATGTCTGACCTGACCAAGCTGCTCGGCGGCAATTTCAGCCCGCCGACACAGCGGCGCATTGACCCGCCTGAAGTTCAGTTGCGCGATGCCATGCTGGATGTCGGCATCACACCGCCTGATGACATATATCTTGACGGAAAGATTCACCGATTCCGCAGCGGCACCAACGGCAAGGCGTCCGGCGACAAGACCGGCTGGTATGTTGCATTCGGCGATAACGTACCGGCAGGGCGCTTCGGTTGCTGGCGGGCAAGTATCGAATCAACATGGGTGGCCGACGTTGGGCGAGACCTGACCGTTGCCGAGAAGATGGCGCACACTCGGCGCATGGCCGACGCCAGGGCAGCCCGCGAGGCAGAGCAGAAGCGGTCGCAGGAGGTGGCCGAAATCGTGGTAGATAAGATATGGAGTGAAGCCGGTGCCGCATCACCCGATCACCCATACCTGTCCCGCAAGGGCATACAGCCGCACGGCTCCCGCGTGACTGGAGATGGCCGGTTAATTGTCCCGCTCTATAGTGAGCATGGCGAGCTGTCCAGCCTGCAATATATCGACGCTGACGGCGGCAAGCGCTACCACTCCGGCGGCGCGGTAGGGTCTAAGTTCTGGTCAGTCGGCACCACAGACGAGCCAGGCCCGGTCTATCTGGCAGAGGGCTTTGCTACTGCTGCAACCATCCATGAGGTCACTGGAAGGCCTTGCTTTATTGCCTACAGCGCCAACAATCTGCTGCCGGTGGCCGAGATACTGGCAAAAGATCATGCCGACCTGGTGGTGGTGGCAGACAATGATGCCAGCGGCGTAGGGCGCAACCATGCCGACCAATGCGCGGCCAAGTTGAGCTGCTCAGTCGTGGTACCGCCAGAGCTGGGAGATGCCAACGACTACCACCAGGCAGGCGGCGACCTGCTGGCCTTGCTACAGCCAGAGCATGACGACTGGCTGATCAGTGCGGACGAGTTCAGCCAGCAGCCAGCGCCTATATCATGGCTGATACGCCGTCACCTGCAACGCACCTCCCTGATCATGGTGCATGGCCCGTCAGGCGGCGGTAAGACGTTCGTTGTGCTGGATATGTGTCTACGCATGGCGTCAGGCGGCGGCGAGTGGTGCGGCAACCGCGCCAGTGCTGCAATGGTCGTCTATCTGGCCGGCGAGGGGCATCACGGTGTGCGTGGCCGAATAGCAGGCTGGAAGCACCGCCACAACGTCACGTCACTGGATATGTGGGTTTCCAAGTCAGGATTGGATCTCAATACCCCGGAAGGCTACGCCCGGACAGTCAGGGCGCTGCGCTCACTCAAAAGCAGGCCGGACATTATCGTGGTCGATACCCTGCACCGATTCCTTAACGGCGACGAGAACAGCGCACAGGACGCCAAGACCATGCTGGACGCATGCGCCATGCTGATAGAAGAGTTCGGATGCTCGGTTCTGCTGGTACACCACACCGGCGTAAGTGACGAGGCTCAGCACAGGGCGCGTGGCAGTTCCGCATGGCGCGGGGCGCTCGACATTGAGATCAGCGTTGTTCCGGCCAAGAATGACAACCCGATGGAGGTGGTGCAGCGCAAGAGCAAGGACGCCGAACTGGCAGCGCCGATCTATGGCGAACTTGAAAGCGTCAGCATTCCAGGGTGGATTGACGAGGATGGCGAGCCGGTGACGACCGCTGTATTTGTCCAGGTGGATGAGCCGCCAAAGGCGAGCGGGAAAGAGTCAAAGCACGCCAAGCACATCAAGATGATGCAATCGGCATGGTGGCATTCAGGCGCTGAACAGCGGGACGGGAAGCCGTACATTAGCCGATCTGGATTTATGGATTATCTGACATCCAATCTCGGCGTATCTCGAAGCACTGCGGAGACATATTCAAAGCCAAGCGCTGCCGGAAGGCCTATCTGCGATCTACTGGTCGGCGGCGTGATAGATCATTTTGAACACGGCTGGGTGGTCATGGATATGGTTCTCGCATCGGCCTGGAATCTTTCAAATACTGGACAATAATACAGGGGACAAAACGGGACAGTACCGGGACATTTTATTTTTGTCACGGGGGGCAAGGCAGCCGCAGGAGGGGGACAGTGACTACCCCCTTTCTATAGAAGGGGTAGTCCCATTGTCCCGCTACGCTGATGCGGGTTTACATGATCCGATTTACAGCCTAATCTATAAGCCTATAGGGTTTACTTGATAGGAGGATAGAGAATGAAGACATACAAGGGCAACCATCCTGGAGCTGATGAAGGTTGGGAAATGTTTAAGCGCCTGAAGGATTCTGATGGTGTTGAGTGGGCGCTTTATAGAAAATCTCAGGCGCACACAGAGGATTGGTTTACATACAAGATTTCCGCGATTGGCCGAGCAACAAGAAAAGCAAACTACTGGCTTGCAAGGAACTCAAAGACTGGGCAGATAGGATTTAATCGCGACTTTGCAATGATGCGCGAGCATCGCCCAGCGCTACATCAGATGGTTGAATCGGTAATTCGCGAGACTGACACGCCTTAGCCCACCCACTTCCCGCCGCCGGAACCTGAGTATCACAGATTCAGACTAATCATTCAGTTTCTACATTTTCACGCATGGCCCGACGAACGGTCGCCTAATCACCACGACCAGCCGCTATACTGGCGGCTCATAACAAGCGATAGGA